TGGCTCACGATCCAGACCAACCTGCTTTTGATTTTGGTGATCTAGAGCTCGCAATACACAACGAACCATTTGAAAGGACAGGATCGTGAATATTTTAAAATTTAAGTCAGTAGCTGTACGCATGGAAACGTACAAGTTACTTAAAAAAATAGCCAATGAAGAAAATAGATCTGCTGGTATGCAGATTACACATTTAGTAGAAAAAGAAGCAAAGAAAAGAAAGATGAAGGCTGCGTGATACAAAGAATAGTTTGGGAAAGATTTACTGATTCCGAGAAAGGAACAGAAAAACTAAAACTTATTAAAGCGGAAGGTGTAGGATTTTCTGCAGATCCTGAAGGCGTTGATAACATTGATACACGGGCAGCTCACTTTAAAAAGTACGAAGTAGGAACTATCATTGGAATTTATGATTTTTTAAGCGATCCTGATTACTACACAAAAATGTATACTATTGTACACAAGAGTCAAAAGTATGTTACAAATGTATAATTGTTTTTGTTGCCACCAGGAAACACCGTTTCTTCATGAAATGGATAATTATCCTGATAAAAAACTTTGTTCTACTTGTTATCTTAATGACAAAGAAGAACAGGCACGATGGAATAATCAAGAAACAAAGGAGGCTTCATGATTATATGGCACATAATTGCAATTGTTTTAATTTTTTGGATAGGATGGATATTTGGCAGACGTATGCAGAATGAACATCACTGGCATGAATTAAATGCGTTGCGCCACTATTATGAAAGAAAGAGAAAGACAAAGGAATGGCAAGCAAGAGAAACACATTAGAGGAACGACTACGAAAAGAAAAGGAGCGCATCGGAAAGATTGCGCTCCGTAGCCCACGGACCTGGAAAGAAGTAGAAGATAGGAATCATTGGGAAAGATTGAATAGAATTATTAGAAAGAGATATGAAAATACATAGTAACGTTTTAGCCAAAGAAGAACATGAAAGACTTGTAAAGTATATTACAGGTAATGGATTTCAATGGAGTTATAATAACGCAACGTACGACGCAAGTGACAAAACTGATACGCCACAAATGGTTCGCTCATTAATGGAACGTGCTCACATAGAAGATTGGTCAGACGAACCTAGTCTTTGGACCTCACATCATTTTTATCATAAATATTTTTGGCAAATACCTCACTTACACGATATTTTAAAAAACTGTGATGTAGAGGGGAAGTATTGGAGAATTAAATGTAATTTGCTTCAACCATATCCCAATGCACCAGAACATCATCCTTATCACGTTGATGTTGATAATAGTGACTGGCAACCGCCTGGTGGTTTCACTAGCTATATTTATTACATTAATGATAGTGATGGCTGCACCTGGTTTGAGAATGGAGGAAAAGTAGAACCAGTTGCTAACACTTGTATTGAGTTTGATAGTTACATTAAACATGCAAGTTCTAACCCGACTAACGGACCACGCTACATAATAAATTTTGTAGTAGCAAATACTGAAAGAACACTAAGGATATAAAATGAAAACAAAGAAAATTATTTGCCCAATATGCAAAGGTAACGGTTTTACACGACATAAGTTTGAAGCGGAAAATTCAATCCTTCAATGTAAAACGTGTAAAAGTGAAGGAGAACTAGAGGATAAATTTTATAATCAAGTGTGGATAGATGATCATGGTAATCCCGTATGGTATCACGGACCACTTCATTTAGACACCGATTCCCTTGAGAAATATAAAATTTATATCGACTAATTTGCTTTTTAGCCCAGAATAGGCTATAATTCGCCTCGTTCACTTTGATAACCCTCGCTAAGAGTTTTGCTCATGCGAGGGTCGTCTAAAAGGAGGCTGAATGAGCAATAAGACTAAAAAACTGCAAATTGCAGATATAAAAAAGAGAATGACTGTAAAGAATTTTCTTAATCCAACTTCATTAATTGCGGAAATTAAAGCTGTTTCGAAAGCACTGAAGCACAAAACAGGAACTACTAAAGGACCTGCGGGTAAGAAAATTAAGTGAGCGACCAAGAGATTCTAAAGCAGCGTGATTTACTTGACGCCATGCTTGCTGCCAGGACCAATCAATATGAAAGAGTTCAAAGTATGAAGCTGATGGACTCCATTTATTTCAAAGAAAAATTACCCGAAAACGTTATTTTGTTTCCGTTACAAAGGATAAAGCGTTATGTATCTAAAACTTCCAGAGAGCCCAGTAAGAAAAATTTATAAATGTCTCCACTGTGGGGACGTGACTGTGCGCTTTTACAATTCTAATTTTGATAGATCTTACACCCCTGATGAATGGGAAATCATTATGACGGACGGCAAAGAAGCATTAAAAAAAGCACTTATAGTTGTTAGTGAAGACCCTAAATTTTTTTCTTAAACAGCCGTTCCTATAGATGTATTCTCCAAGATAAAAATATTTTTTTATTTCTCAGAGTAGAGGTATCCTAGGTAACCAAGTAACTTCCCTTGTATTTCCTAGCTTTTTAGGTTACCTGAAGGTTACTTTTACATTTACAGAAGTAACCTTTTTATATCTACAAACATAACTCGCATTGCATAAAATCATTAAATATTGTATATTTTCTGGGAAGAAACATCTATTGAACAGGTGCATTATGGAAGAAAATAAAGATAACATACCAGAAGCGTTGACTGACGCATTGTTTCACCACAAGATTACAGGAAAACAAAGAAAATTTATTCTTTTATTTGTCCATTCCGAAGGGTTGAAGACTGCTAGGCAATGTGCAATTGAAGCAGGTTACGCAAGAGACTCTGCTGTTGTGCGTGCGTCTGAGCTGCAAAACCCAGATAAACATCCTCTTGTTGCTGATGCCATTGAATCAGAACGCAGGGCTATTGCTGAAAGATATAAGTGTACACAGGAACGTAGCTTAGCTACATTGGCTAGAATTAGAGATAAAGCTAGTGAATCAGGAAATTGGAATGCTGCCGTAGCTGCAGAGACTAGGCGTGGACAGATTGCAGGGCTGTATGTCGATAAAAAAGAGATTTTAACAGGAACAATTGATTCCATGAATAGAGAAGATGTAGAGGCTAAGATTTTAGAATTAAAAAAACAATACAGTATTGAAACAACTTTTGAAGAACTGAAAGATGTCAAACAGATAGAAAAAAAGTCTTGACTATAAAATTAGATGGGACTATAGGGTATATAAGACTGGTTTCTGATAATGAAAACTCTTAAATGAGACTACAGGCTACCAGATGTAAAAACATACCTGTCCCAATGAATTAACATTGTGGGTATAAAATATGCCAGTCTTAAAAAAGGAGAAAGTATGGTGGTCATAAAAAAAAGAGATTATGTTTCTATTCCAATGACGGAAACATTATATTGGAATAGAGTTGGATGGTTGATGAATGCAATGTTAACAGCTGACGATTTTGAATTTAGGTTAATTTATTTTCACAAGCTACAAGAAATGATGAGGTATGTACCATGAAACACAAAGCGATTCCGTGTATTGATAACGTAGAATTTGAAATAAAAGGTGAGACTAAATTTTTTTGGATCTCTTTCTTAATGTTTGGAGGCTGGAAGTTTTTAGCTGCCTTGTTTGTTTTAATAGTTGTTTTAGTTTGAAGCCTGAGACAAAACTATGGAAGAAAGTAAAAGAAAACTTATCTGACATTCACTGGACTAGGTTTGAAAACTGGGCGTCGCCTGGCGTACCAGATTGTTATGGAATCAAGGACGGAATATCAGTTTGGGTTGAGTTGAAAGTAATTCATAGTAACAAGATTGTTTTATCTCCCTTTCAAAAATCGTGGAATTTTACCCATAGTTTAAAGGGCGGAAGAAGTTTTATTATGGCCACTACCCTCGAAGAGAGCTTACTGTATATCTTTCCAGGTATCGTGGCCCCTTCCATTGGCTCCATTGCCCATTGTCCTTCCCCTAATTGGCAAGTAGACATGAGCTCAGGCTGGCCCTGCTGGGACCAGGTGCAGAGGATCCTTCTCCATTCTCCATTACCCAAGCCATCGCCCCCCGAAGGTTAATAATAGTCGAGCTGCACCTGCAGCCAGGGAAGTTGTAGCGTTCTCCATTGTCCATTACCCAAGCCAAGAACGGTGTGTCTTAGTTAGTTAGCAACGTCCCCTGCAGCCGCTGCGTAACGCCTGTTCCATTTCCATTGTCAAAGAAGTCGCCTTAGGGGAAGTAAGTAATATGATCTCTGGTTCCGAACCAGGAGCTCGGATGCGTATGCGTATGCGTATCACCTTCCCAGTTCCATTGCCCATCACCCAAGCCCTGCGGGGCTTACCTTAGTAGTAAGGAATCACGCAGCGTACCCAGCTCGGGAAGGTCGTGTGAAAAAGAATATTTATTTTTCTCTTGACTATCTAAAAGAATGGGACTATATAAGTACATGTAACCCAATCGGATTCCGTACCTGACAGGGCTGGAGAGTTTAAACACCAGATAACGGTTACAGTAGTAGTCGAGAGTCTAAGTACTTAGGTACATTCACCACTAGCAGGGGAGATTACTACACGAGTCAGGAGCTGAGGAGAACCCACGGGCTTCCATAAGCAGAGTATTAAGGTAAGTCGAGTACTAGCACCCTTAATAAACTGCCAGACGCCCTGACTCACCTACATTAGAAAGGAACAGCTATGACTAATACAGTAAAACAACTTAAATGTGCGGACCTGGTAGCAGGTCAATGGAAAGACAGACAGAAAGACCTAATTGCCCGTGATGGCAGCGACAGAGAATTTGAAGGACTATCCTTTGATTATGTAAAGGCTAATACATTTACCGACCAGAAGGAAGGATATTGGCGCTGGCAGTTTAGCTGGGGTGGACCTGGTGATGAGCTCAGGGCGTTCGTTAATCGTGATGACTCCATCCACCGCCTGGAGTACTGGTATCTGGATTGGTTCGACGGTGCGAAGGTTAACATCGCTGCAGAGCATGCTGCGTGGGAGTTGATGCAACAGAACATCAACCACACAGCTCCTGGAATGGTGGCCTCATCATGATCCTACATTTGTTAGGTGTCCTGCTGTTTTTGTATGTAGTTGCATTACTGGTATTCCCGCAGCATGTGCTGGGTATCACCATTGTAATGGTTGCGTGGGCTGCCAACCTTGTTGATTGGACCACAGTGCCATGGACTCCCTGACTCGTGTGAGGCTCCATCTCCATTACATCAGGACCAGGCGCCCTACCTCTAGTAGTTATAAGGATTCCCCTACGCAGAGCTGACAATTTTTGATCCAAAAAAAAAATAAAAAGACTATTGACTTATAATAAAATGGGACTATATTATAAGTATTAACAGAAAGTACAGAAAGGAAAAACTATATGTCAAAATCAGTTAATATATTAGAAGTCTTAGAAAAGGCTCACTTAAGCAAAGCTAGAATGAGTAAAAAAGCTAAGCTTCAAATCATAGATAGTTATGGTCGTGCTTTAATGATGAAGAAAGTAATAGACGACTTTATTAAAGTTAATCGTAATCTTATCATTGATATGGGTATCGGTGAAAATGCAAACCTTTTACACGGAAAGGATTACCAACTTCATGTATCGCAAAAACTATCTGCAAAGATTGATACGAAACTCCTTAAGGAGAAACTTGGCGAACTTGAGTATCATAAATGCAAAGTACCAACACAGTATCAACAAATTCAAGCAATGCCACTTGAAAAAAACAGGGTTGAAACTGACAAAACAAAGTACTCAATTAAAGAAGTAGCTGACTTCGATTTAGCTGTTTAATTAAATCTTATTTAGAAAGGCGACTTCGGTCGCCTTCTCCATTTCCATTTTTTTGCGGACAGCCGTCCTATCCCTAGTATAATATTAGTACCACCCCCTGCGAGCTAGTTCCATTTCCATTTCTTTACGGCAGTTGGCCTATCTCTAGTATAAGGAACAACACAGGGGGAACTGGAGTTGGTGGGTTGTCAAGTATAAAAATAAAAAGAAAAAAAAGTAAAAAAGAATTTGACTATAAAATGAAATGGGATTAGAAAGTAATTAGAAAGGAGAAATCAAAATGCCAGATAATGATAACGACTTATCTAATAGATTAGCAGTAGTTGAGCAGACCTTTGGTTTAAGAACTCGTAACAATACTGATGTTGCAGTTCCTAACGAACAACCAATCCAACCTCAACATACTGATAATATTAATTGGAAAGCTTTGTACAAAGTTTTAGAAAGTGAAGTTGAGATAATTATTCTTGATCCTAACTGTCCTTCTTATGTAAAAGAGTGGGGTAACAGGGTGATGGACAGATTGAAACAGCACTTACCAACATGACTAAACATATAAAAGTATTAATGCTTATAATTAATTCACTTATGTTAGCATGGTTATTAACTGACTATAATATATTTCAGTATTCTATTTTGAATAATATCTTGTTAATAGTTTTATCTATAACTTGGATAAAATCTTACGATTTAGTAAACGATATAGAATAATACAGTTTCCCTATGGGACTGGCAAGAGGGCGGTTTATCCGCCCTTTTTTTACGCCCAGCATGATGCCGCTTGCGTTCTACTCTTTCTGCGTACCAGTCAGGAGTATGAAGACTAATTCAACATCTAGGTACTTACAAACTTCAACATACTAGATTCAGTAGCGAACTACACCCCACACCCCCCAAAACAGCCGTTTCTCTGTCGGCTTCCTTTAGTCGAGAGTTTTACACAAACACAAAGTATGTTATAACTTTTTTATGAAAAAAACTAAAATCCCAACGGATTTGTTAAAATATGAATTAAGAAATTTACAGATAAAAATAAATGAGGAGTCCCGTTCCTCCTTCCTAACTTTTGTAAAAAAAGTTTGGCCAGAATTTATTGCAGGTTCACATCATAAAATTATTGCAAAAAAATTTGAAGATATTTCACGTGGAAAAATAAAACGCTTAATTGTGAATATGCCACCAAGACACACCAAATCTGAGTTTGCCTCTCATCTTTTTCCCTCATGGATGATAGGACATAATCCAAAAATAAAAATAATTCAGACTACACATACGGCAGAATTATCGTATAACT